CCCCCATGCCCATAAGGCAATGGGGGGTAACGGCTGGATTAATGCCAGTTCCCTGAAACAGGGCTCTATAGGCCGAATGTTACGATTCGCTCGCGAGAGGACGACTATGGCACTTCCGATCACTTATTCCGAGTCGACCGATAGGAACAATTTTGATGGCACCGGTTCGACATATCGCTATGTCTTCCGGGGCAAGCAATTGCGTCCCTACGATCTTCCCTCGGCTTACGTGATTAGGCGGGGCTATACCGTCGCCGCCGGTTACTCTCCCCCATTCACTAGCGACTTTGGTCAAATGGCCAACGTTAGTGCGTCAAAGGGAGTAAACGGTTGGGGTCCAGACACTGGTTCCACCTTTGGCGGCATCGTCACTTCTTCGGAAAACTTTGTTTACGAGAAGTTTCGTGATGCCGTTAAAGGCGCCAGTGCCATGGCTGCAGTCAACATCGCGGAGTTCAATCAATCCTTAGGCATGATTGAAAATCGTGCAAAACAGCTTTTGCAGTTTTGCAACGCGTTGAGGCGGGGCAATCTTGCCAAGGCGGCGTCGGTTCTCGGGATTGAAAAACCCAAGGTCCGACACCAGCACAGCAAGTCCTTTGCCAATCTATTTTTGGAGTTCCATTTTGGATGGGAACCAATGATAGCTGACATCGGAGCCTCTGTTGACATCCTGCAGGGCAGTATACCTAATAAGTATATTCGCACTCGCGGGAAAAGTGTAACTACCCGTTACTACTCTCGAGTAGATACGGGTCAGCGCATCAATCTCATTGATGTCCAGGCGACAGCTCAGGCTTCTGCTTCTTGCAGAGTCGAAGTTGTCAATCCTGGTTTACACATGGCAGACCAGATGGGTTTTGTGAACCCTCTGGGTATTGCGTGGGAGCTCGTCCCTTTCAGTTTTGTGGTTGATTGGTTCGTTCCAGTTTCCTCCTTTTTGAATTCCATGACGGATTTCTTGGGGTTGAACCTGGATCGCGCTAGTTACTTCACAGTTCTGCGCACCCCTGTGTGGCTTAACGACATTCAATATTATATTGAACCGTACGGCCACCGTCACATTGTAACCACGGGCTTCATCGCCCGTAGGATACTAGGGATTCCCAGCGTAACACTGGTTCCCGTTCGCGCGTATGGCATTTCGCCTACACGAGCCGCGACTGCGATCTCGCTACTCATTCAACAAGGGTTGCGGGGTTAAAACTTAACCTCCTTTAGGAGTTTTTCATGCCTGCTGGCAGTAACATTACCATCAAGAAAGACGATAACGCCACGGACATCGTGTACACCTTTCAGGTGCCCTCGAGTGGTGACAGCACCCCTGCTGTTTGGAAGTCCGCAACCGTCGGTTCCGCGCAGTCTCACCAGCCGGAGATTCGTCTCTCGGCGAGTGAAGCGGACAACGGCGCTAGTCGTCGATTAAAGGGTACTTATCAGTATCCACAGATCGCGACAGACACAACGACCTCTTTGGTCTCTGTGGTTAATCGCGCCGCTGCTTCTGTTGAGTGGAAGTTCCCGAAAGGGATGAGTCAGACCGATATCAATGAGTTCGTTTCGCAGTTTGCAAATCTGCTTGACGACACAGTGATCAAGGCCTGTATCAAGGCAGGCTTCTCAGCCTCCTAATTCCTACCCCTCTTATGAGGGGTGTAAACTCAACTGAAGATCGGAACACGCCATGACATCTGAGATGCTTGACGTAACCCTGTCCTTGATGGAAGGGTTGGACTGCGCTCGCTCTCTATCGATTGCAATTATGCTTCGATATGGCGAGTGGGATCAGATCCTTCGTTTGAAGGTTGATCCTGGACACTACTCGACGCACGAGGAATACCTGGCTGCTGCTGGGTCGACCGAGTTTCTTCGGAAACTCGACGATCCTTCGCTGACCAGTTTAGACCTCGAGGCAGTAGCCATTGAAAAATGGCTATGGGCTGAAGGCGAGTGCTTTAAGACCAATAAGCGTATTAACGAGATCATGGACTTTGGGACCCTTTGTGGAACCATCGCCCCTGACGGCATCGTTCAGTTTCTGAACGATTGTCGGAAAAATGTCGTGTACCTGATTGGCTTCGGGCCTCCGCCAGATCTGTTAGGTCGGCTGGGTCCTGGTGCTACAGTCTCTGATAGGGCAGGACACACTAGTGTCCTCCATAAGTTCAGCACCGTGCCAACTTTGACTCCGCGTGGTTTCCCCTATTTGTTCCCTTGGTTGGGTACTAAGTGGGGAGAGGCTTCTGCCGCCCGCGGTGACGCAGTCAATTGGGTTAGAGGCAATCGCTTCTTTACCGTCCCAAAAAGTGCTCTCACTCGCCGATCATGCGCGAAGGAGCCCTCTCTTAATGTCTACTTCCAGCTGGGCCTAGGCTCAGAACTTAGAAGGCGACTTAAGAGGCGAGGTTTAGACCTCGATAATGGGCAGGAAGCGCACCGAAAGAGTGCGCAAGAGTCGTCTTACGACAACTCGTCCTGTACGATTGACCTTTCGTCAGCCAGCGATACCGTTAGTGAGGCCTTGGTCAGGGCCTTTCTACCTCCCGGGTGGTTTAACCATCTGTCGGACCTCCGAAGCCCATTTACTTGGGTTAAGGGGAGATGGCATCGACTTGAGAAATTCTCGTCGATGGGAAACGGTTTCACGTTCGAACTGGAAACAGTCGTTTTTACGGCTATTTGCATGTCCGCCATGCAAGGGCACGCCATACCTGGCGTAAACCTCTTGGTGTACGGGGACGATATCATCGTCCCTCGTGAGTTCGTTCGTGAAGTTCTTGCGTGTCTCCGCTTCTGTGGTTTTACTCCTAACCAGGAGAAGACCTTTGAAGACGGAAATTTTCGCGAGAGTTGCGGGGGTGACTTCTTCTGTGGTTTGCCCGCAAGGGCTCATTACCTTAAGGATTACCCGAATGAACCGCAACAGCTCATCTCTCTTGCGAATGGCATACAGCGCCTTCTGGGACAGTTTTCTCGACTGTCTTGCAGAAGAGCTGGGTTACATCGCACGCGTCGAATTATCGTCGCGATGCTCCCTGCACCTATTCGTAGATGCAGAGGGCCTTCTGAACTTGGAGATTTGGTTCTCCATGGGTCAGAAGAGAGCTGGGTTTTCCGCTGGCGCAACTGCATCCGGTACATCAAATGTTATCGTCCCGCACGCTTCAAAGGTGTGCGATTCGGAAGGTTTCATTCTGATGTACAGTTTGCAGCTGCACTCTACGGAGTGACCTTGATGCATTCTCCCGCAGGCCGAGTCTACTCAAGTAGTATGCTCGTCACACGGGGTGGCGTTTCGGGTTACTCTGTTGGTTGGGTGCCCTTTTCATAAAGGGGCACGATTTCCTTTCTAGAGAGAGGAGATCCACTTCGCCGTAATTGGCTGGAGGGTCGTTTTGACCCAGAA